TTTATCTGCCCAATTTGTATCAAAATCTCCACTTCCTGATGATACTTCCCATACACCTGTTGAGAGTGTTTTTCGCTTAAACTTCCAGCCAGTAGATGAAGCGTAGCCGTAGTATTTATATGTTACGTCTGTCGCAGATTGAATATAGTTGTATGGTGTTGTTCCAGAAATAGCGTTTACTGCGGTAATTATTTCGTCCTGTTTTTCTGAGGTGGCTGGGTTGAAAGTTTCAATGGCAGTTTCTCCTGCATTTCTTCGTACTTGTTCAACCATTAAAATCTTGAAATCTGGGTCAGTTGAATTATTAAGTACCCCTTGTTCAGTATCTTGAATTATAGATTGGTTGTTTTTATTTGACATAGAAGTCTTTTATTGTTCCTGGCTTTATTGTAATCTGTGTCGGACAAATTGTACACATAAGTTCAGTATCACTGACTTTTCTCCATCTATGTTCAGTACATTGTTTTACAGTATTCTTTTCAATTTCCGCTTCGTTTATAGAGAAAACTGTTTGTGCAGGGACTTCCTCTTGTATGATTTCTTTTTCTGGTTCTTTTGCCTTAGTTTTTACTTCCGTCCAAAATGCTTTCATATTGTTGTTGTTTAGACTTGTTTTTAGCATCATTTATTATAGATTTTATAATAATTTCTACGACATTTTTATCTGTGTAACCACTATCTTTGAGAAGTCCAATGAGAATATCTTTATTATCTTGTAGTGCTTGATTTGGATTTTCAGAATTGACTATGTTTCTAATTACTTTTCTGAGATGTCCTTCATAGCCATTGTCAAATGCTCCTTGTGTTTCTTTTGTAAAATTATAGATATAATTATCAATATTTTGTTTAGGGTCGGAATTAAATGTTGAAACAGGGGAAACAAGACTAGAAAATCTTTCAGATACATTTGGCATATTATCTTCATTGTAACTTCCTCCAATACCTTTGTTTATCATTGTAAGAGCAGGAATTGCAGAGAGTGCCTCCTTTGTTGTGCCACGCATAGAAGTACCAAGAAACATTTTATGTTCTCCTGGATATTTCTCAATAGGGTTTCCGTAGTAATCAAGGTTATCTGTTGGGTTTTCTGCTGGGTTGATACTGTATCGTAATTGTTTCAAGATTTTTAATACATTTGTTGTTCCGATTTCATCAAAATTAAGTTTCAAATAATCTATTATCTTAGAAACATCTTGTACTGGGAGAACACCATTTGTTCTCATATATTTATTCTGCAATTTACCATCTACCATTTCTTCGCCAATTTTAATAGCACCCATCTTCTTATCTCTATCAGAAAGGAATTGATAATTCTTATCTTCTTGTTGTTGATTTTGTATTTCTGGTGATACCAATTTATTCGCTATATCGTGTCTTATTGGGAGTTTATACAAAGCACCTGCCTGTAAAGGAGTGTTAAATCTTGTCCAAGACCAAAAAGGAATAAATGCTTTAATAAAATGGTCTGTTTTACCAAGTCCATTGATGTAATCAAAAAGATATTTGTCTGTTCTTTCTACCGCTTTTACTCTGGACATACCTTTCTTCAATGAGTCTGTATACAGTGAAAGTCTAAAAAAATCTTCAATGAACTGACCAAACTTTTGTGCTCCTTTTACATAGTGTCCAAAAAGTGGGGTTTTATAAATGAGTGCTGGGTTTGTTGAATTAGATATAAGTTTTTCTATATCATTTGAGTCTTTAATCAGAGTAACAAGTTCATTGACATCTCCACCGAAGAAACCTTTACCAATTACATTATCTTGTAGACCCATTTTTACATATTTTGCGTTCACATTTCCTTTGAAAAGCGGTTTTAATAGTTTTCCAAAGAAACTGTCATTATGAAGTTCTGAAATGCCTTTAGCAATAAGACCAGATGCCGTATCTAAAAATACCTTAGGATTTTGTCCAGCAAGAAAAACAGCGTTATAGAAGTTAGATATGGTATTTCTTACGTGATAGTTAGCACGTACTGATGTAGCAAGAGGTTTCCAGTTACGATTAAATCCTCGTAAAGCATCCATAAAGATATTGCTCTCGTTGGAGAAACTCTCTACTCTTTTTATTTCTTCTACTAAATCACGAGGCAAGAAAGTACCACCATATTCATCTATAACTTCACCAGTTTTCTTGTTAATAAATCCTGTGTCAGTCTTTTTTACATTTTCTTTGGCTACTCCATATTTTTTGTTCAGTCCTTTTACAAAAGAATTATGTATATTTGTGTTTACTGCTTTTAGACGCACGCCAACAGTAGAAGAGAGCAAATCTTCAATATACCCTTGTTTATCTTCTGATTTCTTCAAATAACCACCAACTCTTTCAGTAAATCCAGTTCTTTTGTACATTTCTTTGGAAGGTGGAAAGTAGTGGTGAATATAGTTCGGCAATGGTGCTTTTGAATACTCTTTTAGAAGTTTCTGGTTATTCTTTAATTCAGTTTCCAATTTCTTGATGTTTCTTCCTTTTGTTGGGTTTTCTTTTTTCACTTTCAGAGCAGTTCTCTTTGCTTCAATTCTTTTCTTCAACTCTTCTATCTTTAATGCTTTCTTTTCTCTTATGGCGACAATCCTTTCTTTTGGTACAACTGTTTTTTTTATTTTCTTTCCTTGTAATCCAGATTTAATTATTTCTTCTGTTGAATACTTTGTTGGTTTTAGATTGTTTTCATTGTATTTTTTCTCTATTGCTTTTATCTGTCGTTCCTCTTGTTTCTTTAACTTAGTTTCACCAATTTTAATTCTCTTCTCGTTGTATTTAGCATTTCTTTCAATCTTTTTAGTTTCAATATCTTTAACAAGTCTTTCTACTTCGCTTTGATGAAACTTTGTTTTTTGATTTCGACTTTTTACAATACCAGAGTCTTTCTGTATCAGTTTAACCTTTTTCTCAAGATACATATCTATCAGTCCTTGTACTCTTTTATTCTTGCTTGTAGGGTGATTTGTTGTTCTTCGTTCTTTATCTATTGCTTGTTGTGCGAGTTTTCTTTCTTCTTTTGTATACCCTGCAAAATCTTTTTTTTCTTTCTCTATGATACCAAGAGTAGACTTTTCAGTTTGATTTCTTTTCTTTCTGAGTAAATCAGATGCTTCTTTATAACCCATACGTTCCAAAGAACCTGTTGGGTTAAATCCATCTACAAACTTATTTGTACTGTCTATGACCTTTTGACCAGTAGCAGTTTTCTTTAGAGTATTTAGAGCAACAGGTTTTAATGTTCTTGCTCCTGCACTTATCGCCTTACCACCACCAAGAGAAATAATATCTAGAGCAGAAGAAACTGGTCTTTCATAGATAGTTCTCTTAGGGTTCGTTAAAAGTTCTGCTATGTCTTTTACGAATGCTTCACCAGCAATTTTTGCTCCCTTTGTTCCTGATTTCTCGTTTTGAAAACTTCTTACTCTTTCATTGAAAGTTCTTTCTTTATCTTCAAAAGAGTTGAGTTTCCCATAGCGTTTTATCGCACCAAATATACCAGTATCTTCTGTTACTCTGTTCATTGTTTCTTTCGGTTTGAAAACATTTTTTATATTTTCAGATAAAAGAAAGGGGTTTAACCCACGTTCAGTTTCTCGTAAAAATCTACCAGTAGTTTTTAATGACTCTTTTGGATTATTTATGACTGCTTTTCCTGCCCTGTATGGAAGAGTAATCAGACCTTTCACAAGATTGCCTAAATCATTTTGAAAGTTCTCAGAAAAACTACTTTTTTTCTTCTTTAATAACCCCATTTTAATAAGGGCATCTTTTACTTTTTCGTTTTGTGTTTGAGAGGGTACTCGTGCATTATTGTTGTACCCTCTAAATCTATACTCCATATTTAATATGAACTTTGGTCAGACTGGTTAGAACGTAATGCTTTTTCTAAAGCGTCTTTTATTGCTTGGTCTACTATGCTAGACATTGAATTATTTTGTGGGTATTTTGCATTGTATGCTTTTTCCCAACCATCAGAACCCCATCCAAGACCATAAATAGTTTCACCAGTAACAGGGTCGGTAGCAGAACCAAAAATATCAGCATCAATTTTTGTTGGGGTAATATCTGTTCCCTCGAACATCCTTTTCATAGCGTCAGATACTCTTTCTCTTCCTCTGTTCCCTTCTCCTGCTCGTGCCTCAACTTTCAACATATTTTCAAGTGTTGTGAGGTATTTACTCTGTTGATTACTTCTTTGTGTGGGAGAAAGTGTATCTGTTGCATAGAGTTTTTTAAGGGCTAAATCATTTTCAAACTGTTGTTGTTTTCTCGCATCTCCAAGTTCCATTAGTTTTGCCTCTAACTGTGCTTGGTTTGTATATGCACCAGATTTTGCTTGGTTATAGTCATTGAGAAGTCCAGTCGCTTCATTTGCTTTTTCAGTAGTTAATTTATTGATGAAGTTTGTAAGTTTGTCTCTCCATCCAGCATCTACTGCTCCTAACCCTTGTACTGCTTGTTCTGAGTCGCCAATTCCTCTTGCCATATATTCTGCTCGTACTCTATTTGACTCTGCTTGTCTGGCTTTTTCCATTTCTGTTTCTCCCTCTGTACGATATTGAGTGTATTTAGGGTCAAGACCACGAATAGAAGCATCGTATGTATCTTTTGCAAGACCAAGAACTCTATTTATCGCATCAGAAGCACGCTTACGATATTCAGCCTCATAAGCATTTGTTGTTGAAGTATCTTTTGTTGAAGTTTTTGATGATTGCTTTGTCTTTGGCTTAGGACTTGTTTGTGGTGCAGGGACAGTAGTATAATTCGTATTTTTTTTGTTATTTTCTATCACATAATCAAGATATGATTTTCTCCCTGGAATAGACATATTATCTAATGGTTTTGCTGGACTACTCATTGCATCAAAGTAAGATGTTTGTTCTGGTATTGAACGATATTGTTCACTACTTGTATATTTTTTTGGCACAGAACGAGCATTTTCAAAAAACTTCACTCTTTGTGCTCTTTTTGCTTCCGCACTTGTTGTTCCTCTTATTGACTTGAAACCTGGTTTTCTTTGTCCATTTTTTGATGGCATATAATTATGTTTTAATATCTTATTATAAATTGTAGTGTTATGTATGGATTTTGTATAGATTGAGCAGAAGAGAGTGATGAGGTTGTTCCTGCATTAGATTGTCCTCCTGATGTTGCACCAAACCAGTGATAATGATTTACAGCACCTATTCCAAAATAGACAGAACCTATATCTTTTGGAGTATCAGCACCATAAGCATTTGTATTCCCTGAAATATAGTGAGTATGAGTATTTGTTGTATGAGAGTGTACAATGTTTATTGTACTGTTTCCTCCTGATTTTCCTACTGAATTAAAATCAGTATCACTACTATTATACCCAAAAATTGATGAACTTTTAATGTTAGGGAGATTAAATGTAGTAGAACCATCTCCTGCTCCATAAGTAGTCCCTATTGAAGAAAAAAGTGTAGCATACGTTGTTCTTGATATTGCTGAACCATCGCAAAGTAAAAATCCAGTTGGTGCTGTTTGTGTAGCCCATAGTAAGATTTCTCCAGAAAATGAATTAAGAAGAAGTTGAGATGTTGCTATGGAACTCTGTATTCCAGCGTATTCATCGGTAGAAAAACTCATTAAGACATATTCATCCACTGTATGAGAGTATTTAAGAGGACTATGGGTTATTTTTGTTCCTGTCTTTCCAGTGATATACACCTCTTCGTAATGACCGTTCATATTTGTAGCATCAAATATAAGGTAGAAAGGTGGGTCTACTGCTGGGGCAGAAACAAGATAACTCTCTATTGCACTACTTGCTACACCAGAGAATAATCCTGTTATAAACTTGTTTTCGTGATTTACCATACTACGTTTTTATTATGGGGTAGAGTGTAACATATTTGTTTAGAATAGACTGTGCTGATGAACCTGCGGATGAAGTACCATTATCTGATGAAGCACTTATACTTGCTGATGTTATTGAGTGTACGTGTCCATACCAAGGAACCCACGTATCTGCTGGAGAACCATCACCAACAATTGTAGGCGAACCTGCTGACGCTTCTCCATAGCCTTGATAATGTGAGTGTGATGTCATTGTATGTGTGTGGGAAACATTTATTGTTTTTGCACCACCATTTTTTCCTAGCGTATTATAATTTACATCACCACTATCATAACCAACAATACTTCTACTCAAAAGACTTGGGAGAAGAAATGTTGTAGAGCCATCACCAGCACCGTATGTTGTTCCAATTACAGAAAAGAGATTTGCATACGTTGTACGAGAAATAGCAGAACCATCACAGAATAAGAAACCTGTTGGTAAAGTTGCTGTTGCCTTAAAGATTATTGAACCAGTAGGGTGTGAGTTTTGGACAAGAGTGCTTATTGAAGAAATATCTGTTTGCCAATCATTGAGTTCTTCTGCGACAATCATCATTTTTACACTTTCACCTGTTAAATGATTTTTTGCTAAAGCACTATGTGTTACGTTCCCTGCACCTTTTGTCAGACAATAAATAACTTCATAATTTCCATTTGCATTATCTGCATCAAAAACAAGGTAAAAAGGAGCATCAACTATCGGGAGTGTTGTGATTGGTGTAGAAGTTCCTCCAATGGATGAACCAGGAGCAGATACCGTTGAAGAATAATTGTTCTGATGTTTTTCCATAATTAGTATTTTATAATCCAATTTAGAACAATGTACGGCATAAGTACAGATATAGTAGAAAGTGATGATGAACTCCCGTTTGAACTCACTCCACCTGTTGTATATGAAAATGGGTGTGTATGTTCTGATGTAGCATAAGTATTATTTTGGTTAGAAGGTGTACTATCTGTTGCACTAGGAGTACCTGTCCAACCAGAAGCATAATGCGTATGGTCGTTCATATTATGGGTATGTGCAAGATTTATTGAACCTATACCATTTATCTCTCCCATTACATCAAATGAAGTATCACCACTATTAAAGCCAAAAGGTGTACGTCCTTTTGTATTTGGTAAGTTAAACGTGGTACTTCCGTTACCAACTCCGTATGTAGTTCCAATAAGTGAAAAAAGTGTTGAATATGTTGAACGAGATACTGCTTGTCCGTTGCAGAATAAATAACCTGCTGGTTGAGATGAACCTGCATAGGGCATTATTATTCCTGCTGGGTAATTTTGCGAGTTAGATATAAGAGTGTCTATGCTTGTTGATATTGCATCAAACTCTGACGCTACAAAAGCCATACGGACTTCTTCATTTGTTGAGTGGTCAAAGTTTGTTGCTGTATGAACAATAGACGAAGATGTTTTTGAATTGACTGTTACTATTTCAAAATGACCATTTATATTTGTAGCATCAAATGTGATAAAAAATGGTGGTTCAACAGAAGGAATTGAGTTAAGAAAACTTATACCTGAACCAGCGTTGGTATCTTGTGTAAGAAGTGTTGAAAACTTTGCTTGATTTGACATAATTATCTCGCTTTAGGTTGATATATTTTTACAAGTGGCTTGAAAAAAAACTCAATCGCATTAAGTTCAAAACTTCCAGTAGTTTCTTCTCGTATTACTATTTGTATATCACGACCTGCTTTATTTACTGCTATTTTAATAGGTACTGACCCAGCATTTTCTTCGTAAAGTGAACCACCCCCCATACCAATTACTTCTGTTCCAAGAGCATTGACACCAATTCCTGACGCACCAGAGTCTCCGATTGTTACAGTTTTTGATTTATGGAGTTTTCCATCAATGTTTATTTCTATTGTTACTATTCCAGGAGTGCTACCGAAATAAAGAAGTGTTTGAAGAAAAAACTTTTCCTGAAAATAATCTTTAAGTGCGTATCGTGGAGATTTCCATAATGCCTCTGCTACAACTCCTCCATCTGTATTTAATGTGTCATCAAAATAATATATTGAACCATCTTTTGATGAGCCAAAATAGAGTTTTGTTTGTCCTGAACTATCTTTGTAAGATACAAAACAGTTTGCAGAAAGAAACCACTCCCAAAAAGATAATCTTTGTCTATCATAAATGATTATTCTGTCGTTTGATGTCCCATCTCCTGATGTAAATGATAAATAGAATTGATTATCGTAATAAATACTACATACTTCTGGAAGTTGAGATTTCTTAATAGATTTTATCTTGTCGTTTATTCTTGTAGAGATAATGTTTGTTCTCAGTTGGTCTGCCATATTTGGCTCATAGCCAGTAGCGAATAGTCCATACTCATTGAACATAAAATTATCATTTTCAACAGTATCTATTGACTGATGAGCATCACAACCACGAGAAGAGTCTACAAGTGCGAGAGAAAGTGTACCACTTGCATCTGCTGACTGTGTTACTCTCCATAACGAACGTTCCTTTGCTACATAGAGGTAGTCTTGATGTTTGAAAAGTCCTGTTATTTTTTGTCCATCATCTTTTCCTACGAAGATAGATGTTGCGAGAGGATTGGTTGAAGCATTATAAGTAAAATCTCCAAGTTTTGTATCAGCACCAGAACGATACAGTCTTGTATCATAAGCACTATCTCCTGCTACCCAAAGACAACTTTTATAATAGATGATTATTTTACCTTTTTGACCATTTGTTGTATTTGATATTGTTGTTCCATTATATTCTCGTAAGACATCTGTTCCATTTTGAATAAAGAGTTTTCCTCCTGCTTGTGTAAAATCTGTACGAAGATTTGATGTCCAAGTAGTAGAACCTACCTGTGCTGGAGTTCCAGAGTGTACCTTATAAAGTTTCCCATTTACCATTGCCAAAAGTTCACGGACACTGTTTGTATAAAATGTAGCCAATCCAGCTACTTTCGTAGCAGTTGATATTTCACAGAGTTTTACTGTTCCAGTTCTTTTCTTTATTGAGTTTTTTCCGACAGAGTGAATATTATTCGCAATGACACACTCTGTTTCTTGTGTCATTGTATCTCGTGAAAAAAGGTTTAGTCCTTTTCCAAAATTATCTATGAGTTTTGTTGTTATAGACATTATCTTTTAATTTAATGTTCGCATAATAATTCTTGCTTTGTTTTCTTGCTTATCTTCAAGCATCAAATCTATTCTTCGTTCCATTTCTTCTATATTTTGTTGTGCATCTCCTAATGGGTCAGTTTCAGATTTTCGTATCATAGCGTATGAGTAGCAAACAACTGCCTCTCCATCAGGAATAATACAAATATCACTATTATTCACCATATCTTCTGTAAAGAAGTAGTAAAAAATTGTGAACTGACCATCTTGTTTTGAACGAATAAAATACCCATCAACTGGGTTTCCATAAATAGCGAATAATTCCAAAGATGTATTTGAGTCAAAATCCTCATTGTTTTCTTGTCCTACCTCTGCATTGTCAGCATTTATAACACGAAGAATTGACTTGAAATCATCTGGGAGTGAGGCAACTCCACTGGTTACAGTTATTGTTGCTGATTTTTGTAATTTTAGTCTTTCAGCAATATATTGGACACCTTTATTCAACCAATGGTTTCTGTTTGCAGTATCAGAACTTGGTATTGATTGTTCTCCATATTTATATGCAAGAGAAAGTTGTAATTGTTCAAATGTTGTTTTTGTATATGCCATATTATTGTTGATTATCTAATATCAAATCCATTGGTATTCTTTGTCTCCCAAACTTTCTCGCATATACTGCTCCTGCTTCACTTTCGTCTGGATGAAAAATATCAACACGTTTCATACCCCATTGTGGTTTATCATTTGCAAAAGCACCCATTAAATCTCTTACCTCATATTCAACTCCACCTAATCTTACTTTTGTTCCATAAGGTATCATTGGGGTTGGGTCATATTGTCCTTTTCTTGCAACTGCAAGGTAATGACCTCCTGCTTCTGTACCTGTTTTTAAGTTAAAATTACGAGGTGCAATCCAGGGGTCTGCATCAGTTTGGTCTACTCGTGGGTTATACATTGAAACCTCATAATCACCCAGACTTTTATACCTACTCTTTTCTAATTCTCTTGCTTTTTGTGCCTCTTCTTCTGCTATTGCTTCCTGCTTCCATATTTCGTTCATTGGATTGACAATAGTAACAGGCTCAGACTTAAATCTATTGTATACTTTGTTTCGCATTGAATTGAGGAAATCAAAAAAGTTCATATTATTTTATTCAGATGATAGTTTATGTGCGTAAGTTTCTTTCAACTTTTTTAATGCTTTTTCTTTGTTAATGATATTTATGTATGCTGTTATCTTATTTAATCTCGTGTAGAGTTCCATATTTGATGAACCAAGATAATTCTCTATTTCTTCAAGCAATTTCTTGTAATTATCTGTTGTTTCTGCGTACTTTTTGTCTTTCAATTCTTCTTTAATAAACTTATCTACTTTTGAAATGAGCATCTTTGTATTGAACTCTGCTGAAAGTTCTTTTGCATTAAAATAATCTATTGAAAACTTCTTTTTATTCTCACTTTCCCACGCCTGAAGTTCTTTTATTTCACTTCCACTATCTTTCAAAGTATCTCCATTTATATTCTCTGATAATTCTACCTTATTGGGTTCTGGTTGTATAGATAAAGATTTTTCAACTGGTACTACTTTTTGACGTATTTCTGTCATAGATTTTTAATAAAAAGTTCGTATTCTTTTACTATGTCTTTTACATTGTATTTTTCTAGTACGTCTTTCAGAGCATTTTTTACTATTTCTTCTCGTTTTTCTTTATTCTCTATAAGCCACGATATGTATTTTACCCACTGGTTTTTACTTTGTGCAAGATAGCCAGTTTTGCAGTTAATAATTGAAAGATATGGTTCGTAATATGAAGCAACAACAGGAACTCCTGCCATTGTAGACTCTAACCATTTAATGTTTGATTTTGATTTATTAAACTCATCTTTAATCAATGGAGCAACTGATATATCTAATCCAAGTTCACAGAGAAACTTTGGGAACTTTTCATAGTTTTCAACACCACTAATGAAATATGTTCGTGGAAGTTCATCAAGCATTTTTGGTTTCCAACCAATACACCAAAACTCAACATTTTCGTATTTATTTAAGATTTCTTTCATTGGTTCAAAGATTACTTCTGCATCTTTTTCGTGGTTTGCAGTACAAATCCAACCAATTCGTATTGCTTTGTTATTAAAATCTTTCTTTACTTTCTTTAATTCACCATTTTTTTCTACAAAAATATCAACAGTTTTCTTTCTTTTTTTTAGATGTTTCCAGATAGATGTATCTATGCAGTTTTGGAATACTTTTGCAGGGAGTGAGAAGATGTTTTGCATCTTATTTTTAAGGTTATCGGTAGATACAGTGATAGCATCTGCATTTTTTATGAGATAAGAGAGAACTTTCTGTTTTTCAGACCCTTTATGGTGGAACTGATAAGCGTAATCCTGACTATTTACGCTGAACATATCATCATCTATATCTACTATGAGTTTTGTTTTAAGGAACTTTTTTGCAGAAATCAGATGAAGGACTGCCTGTTCATTATCAACATACTTAAACCACCAGATATTACCCAGTTTCTTCATTTTTTCTGCATTTTTTATTGAACTTGCTAAGTTTCCACCAAGTTTCAGATTTTCACCAGAAAAAACAGAAGCATTTTTTGCTTTTCCAAGAGGGTTTACAATTCTATACCAACCAACAGCACCATACCCTTTTCTATTATTCCAGTCTGTCCAAACACAAATTGCTTTATTCATAAAATGATGATGAGTTTTCGTAATAATCTTTTGTATTATCAAGATAATTCCACTCTTTGATATAGTCATTTCTTCTTTTTAGCCAACCATTGGCTATATCAATATATTCTTTGTAGGAACGATGTATCATTTTCTTACTTTTTGTTTCCCAGAAATGAAAATCGTGTCTCTTTTCGTATATTTTTCCAGGTGGAATTGAGAATAAGTGGACATTTCCGTACCGCACAGAGTGAAAATCGTCAAATGGAACGACAAAATACCCATTTTTTCTAAGGTATTCCACATAAGGAATATACATATTCAATGGTGATGTTGTTATCATAGTTTAATGTTATCGGTATGAGAGAGTAAATTACTCTCCCATAACAAGACACTAAGAACCAGATTTACAGTTGATAACCCAATCAGTTTTGAGTGTTTTCACTGCATAAGCAGGGATTTTCCAACCCAAAGTGCTGTACATATCAAGTCCGTTAGATGTGTCATTTGAACCAGGCATTTTGTGATAAATCTTTGAGGACTTACCATCAACTTTGATTGCTCCAATGCTTCCTTTACCAGCGAGGAAGTTTGAATAAACAGTAACAGTAGATGCTTCTGTTTTATCATTGTTCGTTTCGTAAAGGTTGAAACCAGCAAGTTGTCGGAAGAAAGACTTTTTGATTGCGTCTGCCTGTCCGTATTGGTTTGCTGTTACAAAGTTACCCTGATTTGTATCTCCCAAAAGGTTGTAATGACCTTCTGTTGAGATTACACCTCGAAACATACGGTCATCGAAGAAACTTGCACCTGCTCGCTTTAATGCACGAGATGCTTTTCTTAATTCAACGACAGTAAGTGTATCAGATGCTGATACTGCTGTAAGAGCAGATTTTCCTCCTGCAAATTGCACAGTTGCACCAGTAAACAATTCATTACGGATAAGTGTATCGATTGTCTTAGATGCGTTTTGTGCCATTGTGGAAACTTTCTCTTTCAATCCAGCGTCAATACTCGTAAGAGAGAATAACGAAGAGATTTTAGCGAGTTTTCCATATTCACTTACAGTTGCAGAAACATTTTCTGCTGAGAACCCAACTGCATCTGGGTTTACTCCTTCAGTAAGAGGAGTTGTTGCTTCTGGAAACAATGTTTGTCGTGTGAAGTACACTACTTTACCACTGTTTGCAGGTTGGTTTTTTTCTTGTGTCAATACATCATAAGTAAGGAAATCATTGAAAACTTCCAAGAATACTTTTGAGTAGTACGTCATCATTTCCTGTGTGAGTTGTGAGGACGTGGTTAGTACGTCTGCCATAGTTTTGCGTCTCTATTTACATCTGCGAGTGTGGGAGTATTTTTTCCAATTCTGCGACAGAAAGTTCTTCGAGATTTGGTTTCTTTACATCCGATGACGTAGGTGTAGTAGATGACATTTGTTGTTTTTCGCCAATTTTCTCGTAAGCCATAGTGCTCGCAATCTTCATAGCATCACCATAATACTTATTAAAAATATCATTGTAAGAGAGGTTAGTATCTCTTTCTGCTGTTATTGCGAGTTTGAACAGTTGAGCCTTGATAGGAGAAAGTTCAGGATTTGCCTCAATAAAAGAGTTTAATTGGGACTTCTCGTGTTCCAATGCAAGTTGGTCTTTGAGGCTTTCCACCTCACGATATGCAACTGCACCAGGATTTTCTTCTATCTCTCGTTGTTGCTCTTGTTGCTCTTCTTGTTCCTTGTTAGCAATGTACTCATTGATTTCGTCTGGTGTAATACCTAAGCGATTTTGGAGTAAATCCGCCATTTGTGCTTTTTCTTTGATACTTTTGTAATCGCCAAGATGAGACTCTAGCTCACGATACGATTTATAAATATCATCAGGTGTTTTTCCAGCGAACCTTTGGTCTTGCATCCAAGCCTGCTCACTTGAACCTACATTTTCGTTTTGAGGAGTAGTGCTGGTACTCTCATTAGAAGATGTAGGAAGGGTCTCAACGATTGTTTGTCCCTCTGAAACGTTAGCATTTGCTTCATTGGGAACAATGTTTTGATTTTCCATATATTTGAATTGGTTATTAGGGTTGTCCGACCGAAAAGATGCGAATTAAATGTTCTTTTCTTAAACCCTAGAAAAAGATGGCTCTTTCTAGGAATTACGAAGTTCATCTATATCTTTTCTCAACTGACCTATCTCATTTTCAATACTTTCAATAATTTCGTCAATAAAGAACAGTCCTTTTTTCTTTCCTTTAATAAAGTAAAGTTCTTTTAGTGTATCACAATCGTAAGAGTTTTTTAATACATCTTTTTCATATTCAAAAGGTTGCAAAAAGTGTTTTTTCACATTTTCATTATTCAAGAAACTTTGAACATCAGAAAGTTCACTCAACTTCCTTTCAAGTTCCTCAATGTAATTATGGGCGTTGTCCATAGACAGATTGTTGTATTCCTTTTTGTGAAAGCATTGCATTTATTGGAGGAAGTTTTTGTCCGTTCATAGACTGTTGCATTTGTTGTTGTTGCATCTGTTGCTCTTGCTCTTGTTGTCTAATCATATCTTGATTTTCTTCTGCAACAAGATTGTCTATATCTACGCCTGCAACTGCTGGGAGATTTCTTGTCTTTAAGATTGCTCTAATCCAAGAACGCTTTTCTGTTTCAGTAAGTATTTCCCCAGAAAGATTAAAGAGGTCAATAATCTGTTTTGTAGCAACATCTTTGTTTATTGTAGACACTGTATCACCTTTAATTTTTACGTCAAACTTTATCGCTTGTCCTTTCTCTTGAATAAGTGCAAAAACTTCTTGTCTTGACTCTGGAGTAAAGATACGGAGTATGTTTGAATTGATGTCTTGAATATATTTCATTTCAAGTTTAATCATCATATAACCAATCTTTGTCAATGAGTCTTTGAACTTTCTTTTTACCAGTTCAAATCTATTCGAAGTGTTTGATTGCATTAACTGGTCTTGCCCAAAAGTTCTATTTGATGAACCAGCACCTTGTACGAGGTCAGACGCACCAGAAGCTCGCTTATGTTCGTCAGAAATAAGGTTGAGTATATCAAATACTGATTGTTTAATATCTGTTTGTTGTACTTCTTTTACATCTCCGTTTATATCAGGGACATCTATTACTCCACCAGGTTTTGAGATAAATCTATTTGGCTCTATCTGTACTCCTCGTCTTTTAATCCACATCTTATTTGCGAGTATTTTTACATTGTCTAAGAGATTATTAAACAAGTCATAATACATTGCTTGGAGATGAATAGTATTTTGTCCGATACCTTTTCCATAAAAGCGATTAGGAAATGGCTCTTCTTCAAAAACAAACTTCACGAAGTTCAAAAATCCAAACTTGTTTTCAATATCTTTGATGACTACTCGTTCTCCTCCGTCAGCAACATACTGTATTCTTTCTTTTGTTACTCTCCGATAGACTTCAATAGATTTCATATCTTGGAGAAGTTTCTCTGGTGAGTCTATGTCAGAAGTAGCAGAAGAAGAGTCGTAGATATTTGATGATATTCCTTTTGCAGTTACCTTATCAAGATTTTTGAAATCTCCTTGTAATGCTTTTACTTCTTCAACACTCATTACAGAACGAATAATAATCGACTTCTGTTTTTCAATAGAAGGAATAAAAGGATTAACAAATACATCAAGTATATTTGGTACTTCAATTTCTGGTCTATCTATTCCATTTTGTGTATCAAACTTCCAACAAACTTCTGCGATAGAAGTTCCGAAAACTATTCCTTGAAAAACAAATGAGTGTATTTTTTCAAATCCCCCTATTTCTCCTATACGATAATTCAACATCTTTTCAAGAATATCTTTTGCAAAAAATCTATCTTCTGTTCCAATACCTATAAGTTCAAACTCTGGTTCACCAGAATAAATAAATGGGAGAATATAATTTGCTTCTGTTCGTATTTTTGGAATAAAAAATGATGACTTCCAGGGATAAACTTTATCAGTCATCTTTCCTTGATACGCATCAAAGATAGTTTGTATTTCTGTACGCTTTGAACGAGTGGACTCTTCATACGAACCCTTCTCTGCAAAGAGAGTTTTAATTATCTCTTCGTCATTGGCTCGTTCAATGGCTTTTTTCTGCTCTTCTTTTTGGATGTTCATATTTCTCTATATGCTGTTCCCCACTCATTAAAGAAACTATCATTTGTTTCTTCTGAATATGGTTGTTCAGCAATTTTTAATTGGTATGCTGTTGCGTCAAGGACATCATCATTTGCTCCTCTTGGAAAAGTGAGGAGTTCTTCTTCTAGTGTATCGCACTCTCCTTTAATATGAAAGATTGACTTTGTTTCATAGAGAGGAATAAGTCCACGTATACGGATTTCCTTCTTTATATTTTCGTGAGAAAGAGATTGTATGTTTAAGAACTTTTGTCTTTTCATCATTTCCTTTTCCAAAAAAGGTCGGATGGCTTCTGTATGTGCTGTTTTTTCTATTCCTATTTTCTCAAAATTATACTTATCATTGAGCATAAAAATCGTATTGATAAGTTCGTTTGGGTCAATTCGTACGTGGAAAGTTTTTAAGTTCCACTTTCCTTCTGTATCAACAAAGTTTATACAAAATCCTGTGTAATCAGATTTTTCATTTTTTGAAACAGCAGTATCTATTGTGAGAAATCTTCTTGTGTTCAACTTTATCACTTCTTCTAAATCTCTGTAAAGGAAAGATGTTTCTTTGAACTCTTGTGCTTCAGAAGAAATTGGATTTTGTTGATAGAGTGCTTGGAACTCGTATGTACCCAATACATTGCGTATCTGTTCTAGTTTGTCTAAACCATACTTTTCTGGCCAGAGGGCTTCTCCTTGCTTTCTATGCTCTTCATCACGAACAGCAATAGCAGGGAACTCAACAACTTCCCATTTATCACCACCCATTTCTTGTGCCTTTAATAATCGTCCTGCTAAATCGTCTGTATGCCAACGAGTAAGAATAAGCACCACAGCACCTTCATCTTTTTCATTTTCTCCTGACTCCAAACGAGTATAAGCGGTGGAAATAAACCACGACCAAGTATTATCACGAATAACTTTACTTTCTGCTTCCTCTCTGTTTTTAATTGGGTCATCAATAAGCAAAATGTGTGCACCTCTTCCTGTCATAAC